CTTCGGGGATAATAACATACCCAAATCCAGTCGTCTGTTGGGTAGTTCTATTCCTACCCACTGGAGCGACCCCTTGCTTAGATTTACGAATTATCTTTACCATCCTATTTATACATTTGTCGGTTCATAAAGAAATTAAATTGGTCTTCATTTATACCAAATTTTGACGGGGTAGCACTAGAACCGCCCTGTTGCTTGTTATTAGCTTCATTGCGTTCAGTAATTTCCTTTCGCATCCCGTCCAAATTTGCAATTTTAAAATAGGAAAAATCCTTACTGCGAGCAATGTAATCCATCACCATACCTCTTTCCACGGTTAACGTCGTAATACGGTCTACGGCATCGCCTGTAAATGTGGCGGTATTATTTACTCCGGTAACATAAAACAATTCGTTAGTCGGAGCCAAACGAACGAATGTACCCACTTTAATTCTTCGGTCGCCATTTATAGTAATAGTTCCTTTCCGAGTAAACGGTAAATAAACGGAAGTTTCCACAACATACAACAAATCATTCAGCAATGCTTGTGATAAAGTTGTCAAACCTTTCGCCCTGTCCTTTTCTTTGCCATACAAATAACTCTCCGACAAATAAATATCATTAATAATACAACGTTTATTTCCGTACATTTTGCAAAATTGTTCAAAGAAAATTATAGGAACTAAAGCGAGCGAAGAAAACTGGCTATTTCCCATCATGCTATTTTGTGGCATTAATCTATACCACGCATAAGCTCTATCATCGTAAGACAACGACAATGCAAATATATCTTCAGAATTTATTGTAATATAATACTTATCCTGACTGATAATGCTTTCTATTGCTTGAGCGGTAAATGGTGGCTGTCTAACCAAAAATTGGTATCCATTGCCCCACGTATCTCCCCAAAATTCTACAAAGGGGTCTTGGCAAACCTTATTAAAAAAGTCCAACAGTGTTCCCTCTGGGTTCACTAAGGAACGGTCAACAATACGCCTGTCATTCAAATTGTCATCAACGAATAACTCTATCATCTGCCATATACCATTCACATCAGCTTCCATTCCCTTGTATTTATCATCGCCTGTTTCAACAGCGTATTTTTTCGTTACCTTTGCGCATGAGGCAAATAAAGAATTATCCACTATCCCAATATTGGACAACTGATTAATAACAAACCAAAGCACCTGTTTTATTTTCTGAAAAGAATACGCAAAGTAATAATCGTATGCGCCTGTAATCATATTGCGTTTAAACCACTCACTCTCAGGGTCACCACCATAAAACCACTTGTCCGGACTACCCTCAACAAATTTTAATGGAATGAAATAACTACCATCCTCTACCAATAGCTTAGTATAATCACGTCCCTGTATATTCACAGTGTAATCGTTAGAAAGTGAACTAACTGTCAAGCTAACAGTATCCACCAACGCCATCATATCCCAAATAACATCGCTATTCAGGCTTGATGGTTGCACTTCTGCATTTCGTTCCCCGCCTAAACTCTTATCCACATCTTCTTCCATTCGTAACCTTTCAAACCTTATAAACACAAGGTCGTTATTCTGAACGTAGGTAGTAAACCAATCTCTTGTCAATGAATATTGGGAATTAATGACATTAAACTGTTCTATAATTTCATCGCCATAAGACAACGGGGTCAAATCGGCAGTCGGCAACAAATCCAATGAAAAAGTGCCCACCCCCTTATCTTTGTTAGTGGTACAACTTTGAACCCATGCACTAACATCCATAATCTTATTTAACGCTCGCACATAAATCCAGACTTTTATTTCCAAGGATTTAAACTTAAAAAGATGTCCGATATTATTGCGCTCACGCTTATTTTGTGCTTTACTACTATTAGTATCTGTTAAGTCGGTAAAGGGTGTGTAATCTGGGTCAGAAACAATAAGCTCCATATTTTCAGTATAAAAGGCATTAAAATCCTTTTGTTCCATAAATATTTCTGAGCCTATAATTTTTTGCATTTCAGCGACAATATCTTTGTTCCATAAATAGACAATTGTGCCGTATTTAATGAACGGAGGGTTGGTTTCGCCACCCTCCTCTTTCTTCTTTTCTTCAGGCGTATAAGTTTCCCAAATTCGGGCGGCATTTGTCAACCCGTCTACTTCTAAAGCCAACCAATCCGGACCCTCAAAATCCTTGTCCAACAACTCCAAACGCACAAGGTCTTCCCAAAATTCATTAATAGGGGCTTCTTTAACTGTTTGCCCGTTAATACTTGTAAACTCATACTTCGTAACGGGCATTTTGTTTTTATTATCGTCTGCCATATTATTCTTCTATTGTTAAGTTTTTCAATACTCGGCTCAACGCTTTCGGAGTATCACTTAATATTTCAGTAAAGCTACGTATGGATTCCATAATAGAATGAGCCCCCTCAAATGTCATGAAAACGGGTATCGGCTTTTCAATACTTTCCAAAACCGCTTTTAGTTGGTCAGCCCCCATAACATTTTCGTACCCCTCAAAAATCTTTCTATTCATGGTTCCAGCCGTTGAACGTTCAGCGTCCCCGACCATTCTTGCGGCACTTCTATCACTATATTGTGCCCCTTGTGTTCTTCCTCTATCAAAAAGTTCTTCTTCGGTAATTTGCCCCAAATCAGCTTTCTTGATATCTGACATTGATAGCTGCGGAAAAATTGCTTTTAATACATGGCGCATTTGTTCCCCACCCCCTGTCATCTGTCTAATTTGTCCAAAAAAGGCTTTTTGCAATTCAGGATTATTTGCCATATCCTCAATATCTGCCTGCAAATCTGACAAGTTGCCTTCTGGATTCAATTGGCGAGCGGTACGCAAAAGAAGAGCCTGCGTGGTATCATCCTGTGATATATCATTTCCCATCAACGCATTTTGCACTCTTTCCAGTTGTTTTCCTTCCATTTTAGTGGCGTTCTGTATGCTCGTCATGGAACGCACAATATTAGTAGTATTTACTGAACCCACACGGTCAAGTATGCGGTCAGAAATTTGATTAAATTGCGCTAAATACTCACCAAGAGTTGAAGCGATTAATTGATTGGCATCTGCACGCCCTGCAAACCTTTCAGACAAATTAGCATCAAAAGCACTAATCACTCCTGCACCCGTTAAACCTTGTTCGTTTCGTCTAAAACGAGTAGTGCGTAACACGTCTTCAGCCTGTTCATCCGTAACCCCCCGAAGTCTTTGGGCTAACAATAACTGTTTTAAATCATCATCAGTTGTATTGCTACCTTTTGCCCCTGCACGGGATAAACTTGTGATTTTTTCAGTAAATTCTGTTATATTCAGTCCTAAAACGGTTGAAGCCCAATTCTGAAATTCCTCTTTTGAAATTCCAGCCGCTTTATTTGCTTCTTCTGCACGAGTTTTATCCCCCGTTACTACACGGCTAGTATCACCGCCCTCTGAAACTCGGATATAACTATCCGACCTAGATTTAGGTGCTCCAATTGTTTGGTCAAACAAATTATTATAATTTCCACCAAAACTGCCTGTTATCTGCCGACGCAAACTTTCATTATAGGAAACTCCAAATAATGCAGAATAATCCTTTAAAACCTTATCATTCTGTTCTGCTGCCAAACGTCCGACTTCTGCCTCATCAGCCTTTGCGCCTGTTATACCAAAAGACAGCATATTTAACAATGGGTTCTTACCCACGTTATTTCTACGCTGAAATTCGTTTTGCGCTCCATACTGCATTGCTTGGAACTGAAATTGTTGCCCTATCATCTGTCCAATTCCAAAAAGTGCAGCACCATAAGGCAACAGGCTCATCATCCCTTGTAAGCTAGTAGGCAAACTAAACCCTCCGCCCCTGCCACCTGTTGGAGCATTTGGTTGCTGCGGGGGTTGCAAAGGATTTCCACCTGCTGGATTTGGAAGTGGTGCGGGTTGTGAGTCTTCTCCGGGAACCAAACCATTTTGTTGATTTCGTTGGTCTTGTTCTAAGGTTTCGGCTATACGAGTGACATCACTTGAAATTTTATCTAAAACGTTAAGTGCTTTTTCAAAATCGGCATTCCTAATCCCCTGCCCATCTGTCTTGTCAAACAATGGTCGTCCAGTGTAGGGGTCTATAAGCCCCGTATTTCGATTATTTTGCCCCTGTTGGGTATTTGTTTGCTCTTGTGGATTAAAAGCCGTATAGAGGCTATTACGCTCTTTAAGCAAATCAATCTGTTTCTGTATGGATTGCAATACTCCATCATTGATTTGCTTAAAGTTAGTTTCCATTTGTGCAAGGTCTTCCCAAAGTTCTCGGGCTGCCTGCCTCACTTCTTGCAACGGGGTAGTATCTGCCGACACCCGTATTCTTTTATCCTCCGCCATTTTGTTCCTCTAGTTTTAACATTTCATCAATTTCTCTTTGGGCTTCGTCCAAAAATGCTTCCTGTGTCAATGGCGTTTTAAACAAATCGCCAATTCCTGGAATATATTTGTCTTCTTCTTTAGGTAACATCGCCTGCATATAAAGTTTGTCCTCTTCAAACTCCATAAGCTGATGTATAAAAGAACATTCCCGATGAACAGGGGACATGAATGCAACATTATGTTTACTTCTCCACCACCTGTCCATCGGGAATTTTATATTCCAAGTGTTGACACTACGTATCAACTCCTCTCGGTTCATGACCTCATTGCTGCTTATTTATTTCTGACTTCCCACTTAACAGGTCATTGATTTCTTTAAAGAACGGTAAAACTTTTCCGTTGTACTCATCCCGAATTAACTTGTAATCCCGAACGTCCAAATCGTCAAAATTTTTCACCTTTAAATCCTCAACCAACTGCGGACACAACACCACCAAAGTAGCCTCAATGTCTATCATGTCAAGTGCGTGTTGAGCACTGTTTGCGGGACTCATTACCATAGAATTGTAAAAGCCACGTGACAAACTTTGTTTCATCGCTTCAATTCTGTAATACTGACCCACATTAGGGAAAGCAACTGTGTACTCA